GCTTCATGGGATTGGAGCTCTTGGAGTATGGCGCCAAGGCGGGAGAGGAGATCGGTGGAGGTGTCGCTTGGGGGCATGGCTATTCCAGGTGCCTGCCGTCTTCAGGCGGCTCGGTCGGATTGCAGAGGGGGCAGGCAGAGCTGTTCCCGTCGCAGGTGGCACAGGTATCGCCGGGGATGGGGGTGGGGAAGGCTCCTTGCACCGGCGCGGCCCGCTTGGCTGCCTCCGCCTCATCTGCCAACGGCGGAAGGGGAAGTGGTGGAACAATGCCAAAGTGTTTGCAGACTGCGGTACTACAGTTTTCCAGAGTGCCGTTGGCGATATGATGGACACCCGCGCCCATCGTCCAAGCAGTGAACTGACCGCAACTGGGAGCAATGTACGCCACTCGAACGTCAGGCCCCGTGTAAAGATGCCAGCGCACGCCGTTGTACTCCCACCACGCCCTCGTCGCCTCCATCTTGTCGCAAGCGTGCTCCACGCTCTGCATTGCCCGTTCCACATATTCGGCATTGTAGGCGTCGGTTGGGACAACGCAAGAGTCATAGCGGCGGTCAAAGCGACGAACGGTTGCGGTGTTGCTTGGTGCTTCTGTAAACCCGAGAGCAAGCAGACGGTCAACAACGGCAGTCTGTCGCGTCGCCATTTCATGAATCCAAGCCGCCAACGCCTTTTCTGCACAGTCCAGCGCATCCCGAAAGTCCTCTTCCGCTTCACAGGGATGGCCGTCGGGAATGAGCGCCGTGTAGGCATAGCACACAAACTTGCGCAGGTGCAGAGACGGGCTTTGCGCCTCCACAAACCCCGCCGCCAACAGCCGCACGATCAGGGTGTCGCGCCGGGTTTCCAGGGGGCAGACAGGGGTGGCGGCGTGCCCGCATCCCGGCTCGCAGTAGTCGTGCTCCCCCTCCCCCACGGGCGCCTTCACGGCCGGGATGGGGCTCCCTCCACGGTCCTTGACCACCACCCCGTCAATCTCGATCCTTCTCGCCAGTATGAGAAGTTCATGAGGAAGAAACCCCTTCATGACATGGATCCGATCCGCCACAGGCGCTTCCGGGTTGAGGAACCATGCGCGGATCTGCTCCTGCTGCGCACGATGCCGCTCCCGATGCCGTTCCATGCGGCCAAGGCCAACGGTATCCATGAAGCTGGGCTCTTCCACCATCGCGGTGGGCTTCTGGGAAGGGCCTTGGGAGAGCTCCCAGGTATGGTAGATCCCAACCTGAGCCTCATTGGGCTTCTGGTTTACCGGCGTTGTCGCCCCCACAAAGCGCCAGACCATCCCAGCCGCTTTTTCTTCTTCCGTCATGGCCGGGGGAGTGGATTCGCCGTCAGTAGCCCTCAGTGTCAGTACGCGCATGTTCACCTCTGCCCGATAGTAGCCATCGCCGAAGACAATGCAGACCATGCGCAAAAAAAGACCGGCCCCGAAGGACCGGCCCCTACCACCACCAGGATCAGGCGGAGTGCGTATGCCCCGCGTCAGTCGCGGAAAGGCCCGTGGAAGCATGGGTATGCGATGCCTGCACCGGCGTCATCGCGTACTTGTAGACCAGGTAGTAGTCGTTGGTTCCGTTGGGCGCCGTGGTAGGCCCGATGATCCCATAGGTGGCGTCCTGGGCAGCAATGGCCTCCTTCACCCCGTTGCAGTAGAGGTAGGCCGCCACAAAGGAGGAAAATCCGGTAGGGAGCGGTACCCCAAACTGCGCAGACATCCCGATGGCCACCTTGTCAGAGCCGGTGTTCCCGGCCAGACCGGAAACCGTGGCGCTGGTGATGTGGCCGAAGGCGTTGGAGGTCGTCTTCGTCGCCGTCCCGCCGGTGAGCAACACGTTCTCAGTGATGCTCTGCCCAGCTGCGTCCAGACCCACGATGGCCAGCGTACCCGCCGAAATGGAGGAGTCGGCATCGGTGATCATGATGTTCAGCCGCACCGGTACCGTCGGCTGCGCAGCGATGGTCAGGGCCACATCGGAAACCACCACGTCCAGGACCAGGGTGGCCGCACCCGCAGTCGCTTCCGCCGCCACCGGGTTGAAGTAGTTGGCAGTACCGACTTTTGCCATTGCGCTGTTGGTGGCCGTGGTCGCCGCCGTGTTCCCGCTCATGGTGATCGACGCCGTACCGGAGCTGGTGGTACGGCCCGCCAGGGTCACGGCGAAGACCGCGATTTTGGTGGAGGTGATCTTGAACAGGATCGCGGCGTCGGAGTCTTCCGCCAGGGACACATCCTGCCCACGCTGGCAGTAGAGGTTCCCGGTGCCATGCTTCAGCACCACGGTACGGGCCGGGTCGGCAGCTCCGATGATGCAGATTTCCCCGGTGGCCATGCCATTGATGGTGTCCAGGTCATCGGAGGCGGCATCGCCCTCCGTGTCAATGGTGTGGAAGCCCTGGGTAGCGGTGACGGCACCGGAGGCGATGGTCAACTCAGTGGCGGCGTCGAAGATGAGATCCACCTGGGTTCCGCCTGCACCTTCCAGGGCCTGCACCCCGGTCAGCAGCGAGACGAGGAAGGCGCGCAAGGCCATCCCGTTGGCCTGCCCGGCCGGATTCTGGAGGACTTCGATACGGGGGACGGAAAGCGTAGACAGCGGCATAGGGAAGCTCCTGTGGGGGGTTCACCTGCCCACTACCCCGGCCATGTTCCTACCGCTACACGGGCTTTCCCCGGCTACCTGTAGAAAAGTTTTCAGGTGTTCCCAGAACGGGAGGTGGCTCCGAAAAGAGCTATCTGCTTGGGCTGCTCCCCCGTCTCCGCCATCCTGCCCAGCACGGCGCTCAGGTAGTCCTTCCCGTCCTGGTTCAACTCGGCTGTATCGTGCTGCCTCATCTCTTCCGGGTGCGTCCGAGACAGCCGCTCCAGATAGGTGGCGATTCGGCACGTTCCACCGAACGGAACCAGAATCCGGTCACCGGGCCGCGTTGACGCCTGCACCATGCGCTCAGCAAAGAGCAGGGGCTTCTGGCAGGGGTGGAGGGCTTGGCCGTCGGGGCCAAGAAGGCGCTCGGAACCGGCTACCTGTGGGTGCGTCCAGACGTTCGTTTCATCGGACGTTCTTTGGAAGGGCGGGCGTAGCATTTGATACTCCGCCCTAATTTCCGCTTCTGTGGCACGTCGTGACGTCTGCATAAGTTGCAACGACCATCGGGGGCAATGCGGCAACACCCACAAAGGCCCGACCTCGTTCAAGGCGCGCCACATCGCAACCCAGTTTTCCTCGGTGGGGTGGCGTATCCCGTTTTCCCAGTTCCAGACGGCGCCGCTTGCGGAGCCTACCACCTTGTTGGCCAAGTCGTGGGCGGACACACCCCTACTTTCACGCTCTCTGCGTATAATGCTGGCAAAATTAGGGTGGCGCGTATACATCCCACACACCTCGGTCATGTCCGGCCAACCGGTAGCGCTCGCAGACTTCTGAGCCTGCCCGTTCGGCTTGTACCAGACAATCAGGCTCTCGAACTCCCACCCCAGCCGCCGCATCTCCGGATCCAACCGTGCCCAGCCCTCTGCGGTATTCCATAGGTACACGCTGGAGGAAGGCGCCATCAGACCGGTCAGGCGCTCAAGGTGCGGGCGGTACCAGTCGGCAAGCCCTTCGACGCCCATCATGTCCCACTTGGCTTTTTTCATGCCGAAGGGGCCGTCAAGCTCGCTCATGGTGTAGCCGGGCTCAAGGGGGGCCTTAAGCCAGTCGCCCTCCCAGATGACGCCGGAGCGGAGTTCGTGGCGGATCATGCTGCACCTATAGAAAGTTCCTGGATACGCTTCGGATAAACCATAGATGGAAGACGGGTATCCCAGCGCCATGCGTAGGCGTGATTCCCAGGATGCTGTACCCGGCGGAAAGTCTGCAACGCACGGGCTACCCACTCCGAAGGATCCTCCCCGAATCTCCTTTCAGGTGCGCCAGCTTCTATCATTCTTTGATACGCCGGTTCCCCGCCGCGCTCCCCCTTTCGGATCTTGGTCAGTGTGCGGTCGGAGAAATTGCGCCCATGGGCGTCCAGGTAGAGCACCCTGGGAGAAGACCTGCCCACATAGGCGGCGTTCAACGCTTGGTAGACCTGCCCTACATGGCCGGGAGTGACCACCCCACCATCCGCCGCGTACCGGGGCAGCGGGTCGCTGTAGGAGAGCACGCCCCTGACCTCGGGAAGCTCTCTCTTGAGCAGGGAGAAGGCGCGGGCCATGAACCAGGATTCCCCGTTGAAGCCCACCTCATCCAGCAACACAAGGCGCCCAAGTTCGATCCCCTGCATGGTCCCCAGGTGCAGCTGGTAAGCGCGGGGTTGGATGCAGACCGAGAAGACCGCCACCCCAGCGAGGTAGCTGCGGGGACAGCCGATTTTGCGGTAAAGCCCTACGCGGAGACGGGCGGCCGGGTAGCTGCCGCTGTAGTGGTGGGCCTGAACGAAGGCGCGCGGGGTGGTGTCGTCGGGGAGCACATCCACGCCGAATTCGGAGGGGTGGAAGAGTTGGTGCTCGGGGGTCCAGCGGGATGTGCGGTCGCGCCAGCGGAGATCGGGGGGAGGGGAGGGGGTCACTCTTCCACACCCCTTACCCGCGCAATGGCCCGCCCGAGGCTCCGATAGACGCGCTCCACATCATCCAGCGCATTGGGGCCACCACCCTTCCCAGCGAGCCACGCTTCGAATTCCTCCAGAGTCGGCTGCCCCCACGATCTACCCATCGCCGCATTCAACCGGCCTATCAGCGGGCCAAGGGTCTTCATGCGCTCCAGAGCTGCCTTCTGGTGAGACACCTCATAGGAGCGGTCCTCTGCCTGCCGCCTGTGCCACTTTTCGGCCAGCCGCATCAACTCCACCCCACCGATCTTCCGGCCAGCCCACTCCCACGCAAACAGGGGCTCCGCTGGCGGCTTGTCGTGCATCCGCCTCGCCATCGCAGCCACAAAGTCAGGGGTGAAGCTCTCGATCTTCCGCTGGTGCGCCCGCCGCATTGCTTTGAAGCCGTTGCTACCCAGCTCCAGAAGCCCCCATCCTTCGGGCACCTCTCCCAGAGGAATGATCCCTACCGGGGCTACAAACCAGCATTCAGATGCGCGCTTTTCCCAAGGCGCCCGTTTCCCTGGATTGTCCAACTCACGCCGGAAGTCAGCGCGGGAGACTTTCACCTCATAGGCTGCCGACAAGTAAGCCTTGGACGGCCACAAGTTGAGCGCGTAGAAGTCAATGGTGCGGCCCTTCATGGAGCCGGTACTGTCGGCAAGCTCGGTAAAGGTGGCCCATTCGTTGCCAGAGTACCGCTCCTGAAGGTGGCGGATAATGACCGCTGCCGTAGGCTTTTCAGGGAAGAGGCTCAAGATGCGTCTCCAAAAGCCAACATCAACTTATCCCACCGCTGCTCCACCGGCGTATCGGCAAGCTCTGGAAGAAGCTCCACAAGCTCATTCCACCGATCCCGGCTGTAGCTGCCAAGGCGAGCGGCTTCCTCTTCATCCATGGGCTCTTCCTCGGGTTCTATCGCGGGTTCTGGCGCGACACAGGTCATCTGCACCTCCTCCACCATAGTAGCCGCAGAGAGCCGCTCAGCGTCCGCTGCCGTCCACTTTCCGCCCGCAGGCCAGGCACGCGCCCTCTTCCATCAGGGACTTCCCCTTGGAGTCCTCATGCCCTCCTTCGGTGCAGAGGGCGATCACTGTTCCTTTCCCTTCTTTGATCTACGGTATCCTCCGTGCATCGCAGGAAGATCCACCGTTTTGCGGCTGCATCGCGTAGCCTCTACACGGGCCATGACTGACTGTTCCAACTGGTGGAGCCTTGCGCGCTCAAAGCCCGCGTCCTGCTCAGGATCGCTCCCTACGACAGTACGCGCATTTTCAAACACTTTCCGAAGTTCCACCATGAAAACTTCCCATGGGATCCTCTCTCCACCAAGGATCGTCGCCACCTGTGCCGGTGGGATCTCCAAGTTCTTCCCAGCTCCGGGAATCCGCTCGGCAAGCGCATGTTTCGCGCGGGCGCGCCACACAGCCACGTCAAGAATGCCCGTACAACGAGGGTACTGCGTACACCCGTAGAAGACGCCATGGGCGCCTGACCGGAGAACGGCTGCGCTTCCACAGGTAGGGCACGTTGGCGCCAGGGCATCGGAAAGGGCGGTATCGGCCCATTCCTCAATGGCCGCCGTCGCAGCGTTCGCGCGGGATGCTGCCCTGTGGAGTCCTTCCAGGGCGCTCCTCACCTCTTTTTCCGCTTGGCAGATGTCCTCTGCCGCCCTCTGGATTCGTTGGGCAGCAGCAAGCTCTTCCGTTCCATCACTCACCTTCCACCTCGACATGGCCGGAAGGGTAGGGCTGCCGCGCATAGGGGGCGAAGTCGGCCCGCAGATGGCGGGGATCGGGAACCTTCCCACCGCTGCGGATATGTTCCGCCATCTGCGAGTAGAAACGCCCCTTATTCAGATCGTCTTCCAGGCTGCCCTTGTGCCCGGCCCGGTCTCGATATTTGAGCGCGTGCGTCTCGCAGGCGAAGGCGAAAAACTCGCAGGCGAGCCCTTCCAACAAGGTGAGATCAGGCATGGGAAGGGCATCAATCCTCTCGCCAATCATCTTCCTGACGTGCGCTTCAACCGCCGCATAGGCAGCATCCCGCATCCGATCTACTGTCTCCCTTCCGGCCTTGGTATACCGGTCGGGAGCGCGATCTGTGCCGTCTACGCTGTCTCTGCTCTGCTCAGACATGGCCCCCTCCACTCACCTCAGCAGAATCCTCCTCACCACCCTGCTCAAACAGGCGCACCACGTCTTTCCAGCCACCAGGGTAGCGATCTTCCAGCTTTTCGATGTTGGTGGCCATGACTTCTTCCATGGACACGCCGATGTAGCTGGCCAGAGCGGGGATGGCGCTGAGGATCCAGGTCAACTGGAACAGGATCTTGCGCGTATCCGGGCGCCGATGTCCGACCTGCTTCTTGACCAGCTCCGCAACGACACAGGCGGCGAAGACCGCGCTTTGGGCAACGGCCCGGCTGCCCTCAAAGGAGCCTGCCACCTTCAGGTCAGGCAGGCAGCCCAGCCGACTTGCAATGGCGATAATGTACCAGAGGAGATCCCCAAGCTCTTTAGCGGCATGTTCCCGCTTCCCATCCAGGGCCACCAGGAATTCGTGAGCCTCCCCGCAGAGCCCAAGCGTCAGAGTGGACAGGCACCCCGAAGGATGCGTAGGGTCAGGGGGCAGTGTCCGCAACGAAGACGCTACAAACTGCTCCCATGTGGGGGGCGTTTTCACCACCCAATGGGGGAGGTCAGGAACAGGCCAGGAAGGCTGTGCAGCGCGGATCCGCTTGACGGCGGTGTTCAGGGAGAAGCACTGACCCAAGTGATATTCTTGAGCGGAGCCCGCAGCCCAATGCAGCCGATTTGTCTCAGCATCATCCGCTTTATGGATCACGGTGATTCGGGCCAGTTGAATCCCGCCAAACAAATCAGCCACCAGGATGTAGCTGTTGCCGATACAACTGTCTCCATCCTGCTTGTAGATCCACTTCACCTCCACCGGGGACTTCTTCGGCCCTGGGGAGATCATCGGGTGCGTCTCATCCCAGGAGAGCACTTCATCGGGCAGGGCCGGGATGGTCCACAGGGGGAGCTTCGCCTTCAGCAGATCGAAGGCATCGGTAGGGCTGAGCACAAACCCGTCATCGAAGGGCTCGTGAATGCACCAGTGCCACTCCACATCCTGTGGCCGGATTTCTGCCAGGGCGGAAGGGCCTTCCTCGTTGATCACCGTCAGACCCCATGCACAGGCGCCAGCCTTCTCCAGAAACAGGCACTTCCGCCACTCCAGATAGGGATACTTTGCAGCTTCTTCCACAGATCCTCCTCATTCAGAAGGAGGTGGATCCCCCTTCTCTTTCGCCTTCCGTACCATAGTAGCCACTTCGCTGGCATCCCTCAGAATTACTTCCGCCCATTGAAGCCGCTGCTGTGCCTCCCAGTCAAGAAGGTGCATGGCAAGGTCAAGGGCTGCCTGTGGGGACTGCCCGGCCTGGAAGCTGCTCACCTCTCCCCGTGGCCCTGCCCAGATGTCTGCATTCCACCGCCACTCGCCATCGAAGCCCAACTGGACCTTGAAGCCCTCCACCTTGGCCACCCAACGGGGGCGCTCTTTCGCCCTACCGGCCATGTCCAATTCTACTTTCACCTGGGGAAAGTATTTGTGGATGGCCGCCTGGACTTCGGGGAGCAGCTTCTTTTGGAGGGCCTTGGCTTCGGTGGGGGTCAAGAACTTTTCCCAACGATGGGCACAGCCACAAGCAGATCGCCAGCCCGAAGCCAGTAGCGGGCCTCTTCCGAGCCCAGCGCGATTGGGCGGGGCAGTTTAGTCAGCAGACTGATAGCGTCCATCGCTTCGGATTCACTGGCCGTGAACCGGCGCAACTCGTAAGACCTCATGCCTACGGAATCGAGGGCGATGATCTGGATCGACCATTCTGTTCTGGTGGGCTCTTTCACGAAACACCCCCACAAGCCCGAAGGTATGCAGCCTCAGCCTTGCCCTGCCCTTCGGGTCCGACTTCAGGACCGCGATCTACAACGTCGCAGATGATGGAGCCGGGCGCGGAAAATTCCAACCGCCAGCCGTCGCTACGGACAACGCCGGTGAAGCAGCCACGCCGGGCAACGAGCACACTTCCGGTGGATGCGCCGCCGTCTTCGCGCCACTTCAGCAGGGGCTCCGGCGCCTTCCGAGGGCACGGATCCATCTCCAGCCACGGCATCGGCAGCCCGCAGTGGTAGCAGCAGGAGGTGCCCTGCAAAGACTGGTGCAGCCGGATCACTTGTGGGGCGACGGGTGCGGGCTCCGGCGGCAGGATGTCCACCGCCAATTCGGCGATTTTGGCGCGGTACCGGGGCAGGACATCAGCGATAGCGGCTTCGGGGGTGGCCCCCTCGCCCTGCCATGAGAGAAGGCTGTTTGCGGGGTCAACAGCACACTTCCACTTCCCGGCTTGCGACCGCCACAAACACAGGCTGGTGCCGTTCGGGCGTTGAGCCTTGGCGCCTACGTTTGTGAAGGGCTCGGCATCCCAGCCCGTTGCCGCCTTGATGGCCTCAACAGCCAGCTTCTGGTTGGGGGTCATTTCTGGGACTTCAGAATCACGGGTACTCATCTACACCTCTGTCCTGTAGTAGCCCCAAACATCGGACCCGTGACCGGAATGTGAGCAGGAGCGGATCACCATGCCCCTACATCCATGTGATCGATCCGCACAGCGTGCAGGACGCGCTGCTGCTGCGATACGCCATTTTCGTGGCTTGAACCTGACATCAGGTTTATTTCGCCTTCGGCCTCAAAGTAATATTGTGCCTCTGGGATCCGCTTCTGCACATCGGCAATCAGCTTGTTGAGCCCGGCAACATGCCGCTCGAATCTGGCAATTTCGCGCTTTGTGAGCTTCATCGGGCAGCTTCCACCTTGCGCTCGCAAGAGACCACCACGGCCCGGCTCTGACCGCGCGTCCAGTACACATTCCAGATGTGGCCGAAGCGGTTGTAGACCACGCTGTTGTTCTGGCCGCCCTGACGATCCTGGTACACGGTGGAGAAGTCAAAGGCGAGGTCAGCCGCCACCCTGGCAAGCTCTCGGCTGCCATCTATGTGGAGGGGAAATCGAATGTGGATGACTTCAGACGGCATTGACCACCTCCCCAAGAATGAGCGCCTTCAGATCCTCCATCTCGCGTGCGGACAGCCCAGACGTTTTCGCATCGGGGCGATCCTCGCGCATCCAGGCCCTCAGCACCGCCAGTTCCTGCCTGGACATCAACCGGGCGTCTACCCGGTAGTCCTGGAAGGCTTCTGCGCACGTTGGAACCCACTCTTTTACAATGCCAAAAAGCACTTCGGCATATTTGCGCATTTCGAGCTGCGCATGGGCATGGATCCGCAGTTGCAGAAAATGCAGGAGATTGTGCAGGTCCACCTTCCAATACCACTCGGTATAGATGTTCGTGGGCAGTACCATCCTGGCAAGCTCCCGCGCTACCTGACGCTCCCCAAGCAATTCCTCATAGTCGGAATAGGCAGACTCACAGGCAGCCATCAGAATGGACCGCACGGCTTCCGCTTCCTCCACTTCCAGCGGAGTATCGTTCCGCACCTGCTTGTTCTTTCCGCTCTGACCGGCAATATCCGGGCAGGCAGGAATGTAGAACTCCTTCGACAATACTGAGTACCGTCCTGACACCTCGTTGACGTTGGCCGTCCGATGACGAATCCATTGCCGTGCCACAAACAGCGGCAGCTTCACATGCAGCTTGATTTCACACATTTCAAAGGGGCTGGTATGCCGGTTCCGCATCAGGTACCGGATCAGGCCACGGTCGTCTGATACAGATTTGGTACCTTCCCCGTAGGAAACACGGGCAGCCTGCACTACCGCAGCGTCGTTACCCATGTAGTCAACGACACGGATGAAGCCATGATCAAGCACCTGGTGGGGTATCCCAAGCAGCTCATCCAGGGCAGGCGAAGAAGGCCGGGGACTAATCAAGGGGGCCTCCTGCACAGGTCGCCTGCCCTTCCTGGATGGTCTGGAGGGTGGAAAGTACCTCCACCAGTTGCGTGGAGATTGCTGCCAGAAAAACCAGGTTCGCAAACAACAAGATGCCAAGGTAGACCTGACGCGCCATCATCTCCGACTGCTGCCCTGTGACGGTGTGCAGCGCCTTGGAATTATCCTTCCCCAACGCCAGGACATCCCGAAGCATCCCGTCTCGGATCAGGGAATTGGAAGGCGCGTAGACGGTGGAGACACGCGGATCGGGTAAACCGGGTGGGATTGGGCTGTCTGCCATAGGCACCTCTCTATGTTGATCTGCTGCGGTGAAGCTGGACTACTGAACCATAGTAGCCCGGCGATACGGAATGAAATCGGAAAATTGCATGGCCGGGTGGGGAGAGGGCACGCCGGGGGCGGCAAGGTACTCCCCCTCCCCTCTGCCTACCGGCCCCGCGTCGTCACTGCTACGCATTCCCCCCGTTCGTCCCTGCTCCCCTACCACTTCCACTGAGGCACATGGGGCGTGTCCTGGTACGGGATGGGAACGGGCGCCACCAGCCTGTGGTCAGGAGGCGGCTTGGACACCTTGATTTTCCCGGTACGCTCGGCAGCGTGTTGCTGTAGACAGACTTCTCCCCAGGACGTGATCCGCCACGGGGCACGGGCAGCGAGCTTGTACCGGCTGAGAGTCTCGGCTGCTGCAAGCTGGGCATCGGTGGGCAACTTCCGCCGGTTGAGCGTGCGGAAGGGGTTGGTGTACCCATTGTAGAGCGCCACCAGGATGATGTGCTCTGGGGAGTCGTCTACGAGATCAAAGGCCATGGGGGAGCTCGGCAGGGACGTAGCCACCCTGGTAGATCACCTGAAGGCCGGATTCCCGGAAGGAGGACAGCATCTGCTCCATGCGGGCCAACGCGGTGGAATGATCCCACTTTTCGGTGGGATGCTCTACGGGCACGAAGTCCAGGAATTGAGCCATGATGATCAGCCAGTGCCCATCGGGCCCCTTGGCAATGCCCACCTGGACATCGTGGTCGTTTTGGAGCCTCACGACGGTGGCGCAGATGTGGAGCTCCGCGTTGGGGCCAGTGGGAGCCTGGCCTTCACGCGCCTGGGAGAGCTTCAGGTAGGGGGAACGGACCCGACGCAGGTGCATGGGCAGCTTCGGGGGCCTCCCCAGGAGCCGGGCACGCTGAGGCTCTTGGGCGGGGAACAGGGATGGAGGAGCGGTGCGGTCTGACATATCGGGCCTCACTGCTCCGTAGTAGCCGCTGTGTCCCCATGCCTTGCAGGGCAATGAGATTATTTTCCAGCTCCAGAATGCGGGCATCGCGGGCGGCAACCATGTTGATCGCCGTCGTGTAGTTGTCCCGATAGAGATTGTGGGCATCCCGAAGCCACTGCATCCGCTCCCAGATGGGGACCGGCCCCTTTCGGGGAGAGCTTTCGGGGTAGACCTCCAGAATCCCGAGAGCGGTCAGGATGCCCTCCACGTCCCGCACGTCTGCGGACAGGTGCCGATTTTCGATGACCCGCAGCCGAAGGATTTCTTGATCCTTCCGCCGGAGCTCCTTTTCGTTCTCAGCCAGCCCGGTCAGAGCCAGATGGTAGCCATGCTGGATCGAAGCCAGCCGGAGAGCCGATTCGATAAACTTGAGGGCCGATTCAACAAACTCTGCCACATTCCCCTTGGAAAGATGTTCCACATGGGAAAGGATCTTGAGGCCCAAATCACTCTGTTCGCGTACCAGGGCATCAAGAGCTTGAAGGGCTGCGGGGGAGAGCGGAACCATGGCGGTTGGAGGAAGGGCGCCGATGGGGTTGGTAGGATCAGGGGTCATCATCCCGCCACTTCTTCGTCAACGTCAACGATCTGGCGGCACTCAGAGCACTTGAGCCCGGCGTTCATGTGGTTGTGGCAGGGGGCACTTTGGAAGCAGGAGCAGTCCTGCACATCCATCCGCTCCATGATCCCGTCGCAGGGGTTGCCATCCTCATAGAGCTCCTGCCCATCGGAATTGTGGGTACGGCTGCACCTGGACCCTTCGGAGAGACCGGGCTGCGGGGCTTCTGCATGCACATCGGGCGGAATGGTGAAGGTGAAAGAAAGGTGCATGTGCCCATCATGAATGCTGCGTTCGCCGCGCATTTCCTCCAACATCGCCTTCGGGTACAGGGTATCGGTCTGGAGGTGGACGGGGGCATCAAGAGGAACGAAGTCCGCAGCCAACATATCGGCCGCCAGATCCCCGGCGAAGATCGCGGCTCGGGTCTGGTCTTCAGCCATGGTGAGCCCATCGGGGGCAAGCTCTACGCACCCCTTGCAGCCAGGACACTCCCCGGCCCAGCCTTCATGCGCAAGCGGGTCCAGGCGCATCCCGGTGCCCCCACAGAGGTTGTGCCGGGTGAAGCCCAGCCCGGCGGCTTCGGACTCCTCCGAATTGCCGACGGACAGGTGCAGCAGCGGTTCCATTGGGAAGGGCTCGGAGTCGAGCGGACCGGAGGTGAGGGAGTCGATCATGATGAGGGGCGCAAGATCATGCCCTGCATTCAGACTGAGGGCGATGTCCAGACCGTTCGGCTCCAGATGAACGAGCCGGGGAAGCCCTTCCACCTGCTCAGGCTTTTCCGGGGCTGCCACGGGCTGCACCACCTGCTCCCAGGCGATCTTCAGCAGGTGGCGAGAGGGCTTCAACCCGGCAAAGTTGGAGCCCTTCGGCTTCGCCATCTCGTTCCACATGGGGGTGATCCCCTTCTTCCATGCCTGTTTCGATAGAAGCTGCTCTTCCAACTCTTCCCGATGGGCAGCGCACACTCCGATGTCCAGGGGCAGAGGGAAGGCGCCATTCCACCGCAGCCCGCGCATCATCAGCACCGGGTACAGGACAGCGAGCTCCCCGCAGTCCTTGTGCGTACACATCTTCGGCTCCCCATAGACGGGCTCAGGCTTCCGATCCCGAGGTGGAGGAAGCGGGTCCGGATCCCGAGGGGGAAAGGGCGGCGGGTCGCTGGGAACGGAGGAGGAAGCGCCAATAGCAAGAAGCGACATCAGTATGGAAAACATAGGAAAACTCCAATCAGGTGGAAGAGAAAGCGTCTTTCAGGACAAACAACCGAGCCAGGGTATCCGCCTTGAACTGCTGCTTTTCCCGGTATTCAGGTGATGCGAGTACATCCCGAAGCCATTGCGACGGGCGCGGGGCTCCTGGTGCCCGAACCAGATCAGCCAGGAGGTGGCTGGCGATCACTTCACGGGGCGTGTCATGGCCGGTGGTGGCGACGGGTACACAGGCAAGGAAGGTGTCGGCTACCACAAAAGCGGCTTTCACCTGCTCTGAGTAAACGGCCTCCTTCAGCGCATCGAAGGCGTGTAGTGCAGCTTCAGCATCCCGGAAGGGGAGGGGGTGATCCATATCGGCTCCTGCCCCATAGTAGCCCTTCCGGGGCGTTCATCAGAAAATCATCATCCAGGTCACCCGGTACCCGATGGCGGGGCCTACAAAGTCCCCATCCACCTCAGGCCCCTCTGGGTACTCGGCAAAGTCGCCACAGCGGAAGCTGACCACGCTACCCTTCCGGCTGTAGAGCACATCGCCGGTGACTTCCGAGACCGCTTCCAGGGGTACATAGACGCCCCCGACGGAGTACCGGATCTCGATCCGATAGCTTGCGGGGATGCTGCGCAGATCCAGCTCTACCCGCTGCCCATGCACACAGGCGGCCGATGCGACTGCATCCCGAATCTGAACGCTTCCGCTTCCGGTACCCGCCGCATGAGCATTATAGGGCGATAGATGCAGGAAAATCGCTGCCATAAGCAGGCAGGACACCAGCATCTTGAGGTACTTAAGATCGGACATGGGACAGCTCCTGCCTGTATGGTAGCCCGATCCACCGATGCAGCTCTACTTTCTTTGGGGGATGCGCAGATTCAGTGAAGCCCGAACAGCGGTCCCCAGCGTGCCCCTGGTGCCGCGCCTGACCGCTTCGGCGAAAGCGTCAGCCACTCCTTTCCTCCCAGCCAGGGTACCGGAGTTGCCCCATCTACTTCCCGAGCTCCACACGAACCGGGCATTTTCTGCGGGGGCATCCCGTCTCTCCCATGTCGTCCTGATCCACCGCCCCGCAATTTTCGCACCAGACGTAGCCATTCCCATCGTAGCCACCACTTGGTTGGAGCTCGTCCATGCACTTCAGACGGGACCGTCCCAGGCGCCCCCAGGGCTTCCCCTTGCCCCGTACCCACTCTTTTACAACCTCCATGCGGGTATCATGCGGATCCAGGTGAAGAAGCTCCGATAGCATCCAGATGACGCTGCCCGCCTGTTCGGCGGAAAGTGTCGCCATCGTGCAGCCCTCCACAATATTACCGCGCATACACGAATATGCCTGCTGCATCCTCCAGATGTAGTAGTCCCGCGTCCATCGTTCATGCGGCACCTGGATACGCTCAAACCCGTACCAGAACAGAGCGCAGTCTTTCGGCTCAAGCGTCTCGGTCTTACCGACGGGCGGGGTTTCGTTCCACTTCGTCAACTGGCGTTGAATGTCCTCAATCCACTCTGAATGTTCCTTGGCGACATCGCAGAGCGTTTCGTCTGGTACATCAGCCATTTTCGATCTGATCCAGTACCGGGATCCATAGGGGTGAACATCGGAAGGCGCGCGCACCTCCACCGTGAGCCCAAGGCTGTCGGTGACCCATTCCAGATGGGCTTCCGCCTTCACCAGAAAGCCTTCCTCCACCAACATGGGGTTCTTCAGCCCGGTGCTGAAAAGGAATTGGCAGTCTACGGCGCCGCTCATTGAAGCACCTGCATCAGCTTCTGCGGGCACCCGGAAGCCATGAACACCCCGAAGGTGAGGCAGACATAGGCGAAGCCAAGGGCTATCGACCATTTTCCCGTAAACGTCAGCCGGTCATTGCGCAACTTCATAGGCACCTCTCCCCGATAGTAGCTCTCAGCCCTTGAACAGAGAGCCCATTTCGCCGCGGTCCACTTTTTTCTGCACAGGTGCGGTACCTGAGCCCATAGAGGCAGTAGGGGTAGATGAAGCACTGGCCGCCAACGCCTTCTCGGCAGTGGCCACCGCCTCAGCAGCGGCCTTTTCCCGCTTCGCGCGCAATGCCGCTTCCTTCTCCGCAGCCTCTTCTTTCTTCTTGGCTTCCTCCGCCTTCTTCCTGGCTTCCTCTGCATGGATCCGCTCGATATTCTCTGGCGTATCAATGCCGGGAATGCCCCACCCCGTAGCTGCACCGGGGGCTGTTCCTGCCCAGTCCCCAGACACTCGGTCCAACTGCAACCGGGCCAGATCCAGGCGCCTTTCGTGCGCCAGCGCATCCCTGGCGAGGTCCGCTACCCACTCCCCTACGATGATCCACTTTGAGAAAGCGGACATGGCGGCGTTGATCCTCTCATCCAGGCCGGAGACGGCATCTTTGTAGTTGTGCCCGGCCCTGTTGATCAGGAGCGCCTTGAATTTCTGATCCCCAACGTAGGCATCCCGGTAAGCCATACGCGCCCGATCCAGGGTCAGCTGAATGCAGTGCTTCAGCACGGCAATGCAGAGCTCTGCGCTGCTTTCGTCAAGCATCCCCTTGATCTTCTCCCACTTGCGGAGCTCCTGCCCCTCAAACACGGGTCAGCCACAGCAGCAGAAGCAAGATCGCCTGGACCAGCATCAGCGCCACCGCGCTACCGAGCAACGGGGCCACCCAACGGGGCAGCTCTACCATGGCCGGGGGTGGTTCCGGGGGAGTCTGATACACCATGATCAGCCCAAGGCGGTGCGTCTGCGGACCATCTACAGCCCCGTTCACCAGGACCACGGCCTCAGCCACGGTGTAGCCCCGCTGCAGCAGATCCCGGAAGTTGGGGTCATTCATCAACTCAGACTTCAGGTTTTCGATACCGAAAGTCAGCAGTGTGGGAAGATTCGCCGGAAGATTCTCTTGCATGTGGAGTCCTTTATTTGAGAAGGCTGAGCTGTCTGCCGCGCGTGGAGATCCGAACCGGTTGGGCCTGCTTCATCTGGACTACACCAGAGAGCTTCTCCCCGCGCAAACGCCGGTTGATGTCGTTTATATCCCGACTTACCGGGAATGGAGGAAGCGCGTCCAGAAGCATCTTCCAGCCATCCCCAGACTGCAGTACCCTGGTGTCCAGGAGCACCACCGCGCCCCGATCCTTCTGTGCCCGGATCAGGCGCCCCGCTCCCTGTGCCAGTACCATCGCCGCACTCGGCACCGTCCGCAGCATGTAGGGGCTGCTCTTGGGGCTCCGCTGCTGCAGCAGCTGGCCTACCACCCCCTCCACCGGATCATCGGGATGCGTGAAGGGGATGCGGTCGATCACCACACAGCGACAGGCATCCCCCTGGATGTCCAGCCCCTGAAAAAAGCTGCGGGTGGCCACCAGTACCCCGTCAGTGTCTTCTTTGAACCATGTACGCAATTCCCCACGCCCGGCCTCCCCCTGCATCCTGACGGTATAGGGCAGCTCTGCAGCCCGCAGCGCCTGCGCATAGGACCGCATCTGCGAAGCGGAGCTGGCCAGTACCAGGGTACCACCACCGGAAGCGATCACCGCAGACACCACCTGGTCCGCAGCCCATCCGCGCCAGGCTGCCTCTTTGGGACCGGGGCCCGGTGGGATCACCAGGACTCCCTGGTCTGCAAGCGGGTAGGGGGAGGGCAGCCGGAGCTCAAAGCGCGGTGCAGGCGCGCTGGTATCGCTTACCCCCAACCCGAGGGCAATCCGCTGCGTCGGGTAGTCCGGCATGGTCGCCGTGGTCAGCACGGCCACCCGGTAGCGATCCGAAAGGACTGAGGTGGCCCATGCCACATCGGCAGGGGCGATGTTGATCACCACCCGGTCTTCTCCCTTCCTGGTTTTCTCCTTCGTAGCCCAGAAAGCCCAGGGCAGATCGGAAGACGGCCACAAAGACTGAGGCTCTCCCCAGACAGCCGCCTCAAAGCGGTCCACCAGCCCCACCATCTGCTCCCAGGCTTTCGCGAGCTTGCCGACCTCGGCATCTTCCTCCCCCTCGTATTTGGGGGGCGTCATGGTGAAGGAGTTTTCCTGCACACACCCCCTGGAAATGCAGGTACGCCCTACCAACTCGATAAGGCCCCGCATCGCTTCCGCGTAGCGTTCGCCTTTTTTCATCTCATCTTTCAGCCAGCCCTTCCGAAGCAGCATCAGATCCGCGTCCTGATCGCCGATCCCGTTGCGGGAAAGCAATGCCCCCGCCTGTGCAGTGAGCCATTTTACGGGGAGATCCAGGATCGTTTTGGCGGTGTCCTCCCCAACGGCAGCCGCGATTCTGGACACCAGCCCCTTCCCAGACCAGGGAGTGATCTGCTTCGTCTGGGTAGCGCGGATGGAATTTTCCAGCTCGTGAGACTCATCCACCGCCAGAAGGCAGGTGGGGATCCCCTGCACCAAAGCCACAAAGTGGTGATTGGTGACGATGACATGCGCCTGACGGTATCCCTGCACCGCCTTCCGCCAGTAGCAGGGGGAGCCATCCCCACCATCGTAGTGCGGGCACGCCTGCCCTACACATTCGTCGCTGCCGGAACTGACCGACGGCCAGATGTCGCCCGGATCCCAGGGCAGCGCCTCCTTGTCGCCGGAGCAGTCCTCTGACCGCATCCACTCCACCAGCCTGGAGATTTTCCCGTCCAGAAGGAAAGTAGTATCCAACTGCCGAATCTTGGACCGGCACAGGTAGTTATTCCTGCCCTTCAGCAGAGACACCCGAAGGATGTCCTGGACTCCCAGCATCTCAGCCAGGGCCGGGAAGTCCTTGCGTACCAACTGCTCCTGCAGCGCGATATTCGCCGTGGTTACCATCAGTTTGGGGGCTTCCGGCTTCTTTTTTGCACTGGGCACATAGTCCACACCCGCAGCCTTGGCGGCTTTCCTTTCCTGCTGCTCCTGGTGCGCCACGGCATCGGCCAGCTTCTTTTCCGCCCGCAGGGCAAGCAGGATGCCGGGGAGCCCATAGGCGAGCCCCTTCCCGGTCCCGCAGGGGGCCTCGACAAAGCCCCAATGGGGGGCACGCCCCTTGAATTTTCCATCCGCATGGCGGGCCTGTGGATCCTGCGTGTCGTAGTCTTCGGCCAGCTTGGCGATGGCAATGGACATCTCCACCTGCTGCGGGCGAATCTGCCAGCCGCGCTCAGCGAGTGGGCCCGTAGGTCCATAGAACTCCCGAACGAGCTCACTGATCGGGGTGTCGAGGTAGATCGCGGCGTGCGCTATGCGGTGCATGGGGCTCCTGAAACGAAAGAGGCTGCCTGGATAGTAGCCAGACAGCCTCCTTGAATCGGAAAAAAGATCAGCCGACCGCAGCGATGGAGCGCACGTTGTCAGGCTGGGCTTCTTCCGCCGGTTTTGCGGTCAACACCACCGCACGCTCTACGATCTCGCTGGTGAGGGGGTGCGTCCCGCCGTTGGCTGCAACGCCGGAGTAGGCTTCGGAGAGCGCAACGGTAATCGCGCGATAGGTGGGGTTCACCTTGCGCTTCTTACAACGGGCCTGATAGTCCTTCAGAGCCTTTTCGGTGGCATCGTCCGAAGGCAGGGCGTAGCAGGAAACGATGTCATCCTGGTTCACAACCTCATCCTGCCCGCCGAAGGTGGACAGAACGATCTCATCCCCGATCTCCACCACCCGGCCGAAGACCGTTTCCCCGTTGGCATCCTTTGCCACCGCGATCCCGCCTACGGAGACCTGCACCGCCGGGCGGTTGAAGGGCAGGAGCTGCTGCGCAACCTCCACCTGCAGGTCTACCGCGCGCCCCAAGAGCCCAATCAAGGGGGTACCGCAAGCCGCACCCTGCCCACCACAGGCGAGCTTGAGGGTCAGCACGGCAGCCTTTTTGCTGCAACGCAGGATGCAGGTTTTGATCTCGGCACCCCCCTGCATGGCGATCTGACCGTCCTTCGCGTCGGCAAGGACGATACGAGCTCCTTCCATATCGGGAGTAACAGCCTGGGTATTCTTCCAGTCGTCGCGCTCGGAAGCGCGCAGGTAGCTCTCCTTCGCGCCAGGAATCAGCTTTTCCAGGACTTCCGCTTCTTTGGAGGAGGTGATCCGGAAGGACACATCCAGGGTGTAGATGTAGGTTCCATCCCCCTGACTGTCCGGCTTGGCAGCCATTTTCGACAGGCTTCCCTGTCCGTTCGGCTTTGGTTCCAGTAAATCGATGATCATAAAAACTCCTGAGCGCCAGTACGCTCATTGCCATAGTAGCCCGGCACCCTGCACAATGCAGAAGCCGCCTTGAGGGGATGTCAGAATCCCGGCACAGATGCAAGGGGATCTTTGTCGTTTACGGAACCGGTGGTTCCCGGAGTAGCGGTTGAATCTTCTTCGGCTTCCACCTTCTTCTTTCTGCCCCGCCGCTGCTTCGGGGGAGCGCCTTCTTCCGGCTCTGCGAAGGGCGATGCCCTGGGGATCAGAAGCCCAAGGCGCCCGGCCGGGGTGTCTGACCACTGATCCGCATAGGTGCAGGAACCGGGGTCATAGGCCAGGGCCACATCCCCACCCGAGATCCCGAATTCAGAGCGCACCTTGTCCGCATAGATCCTGGTCTGCGGCCATGGGCGCTTCACCCGCTGCCCCTTTGCGGTATCCGGCGGTTCTGCCACCACCACCAGGACATCATCGGCATCCTGCCTGATAGATGATGCCCCCTTGAGTTGCTTCATCGTCACGCGCTGGTACCGACCCGGCATGGCCTGAGCATCATTTCTGGGATGTACGATCAGGAAAATAGTTATAGAAAGCTGCTTTGCCAGGATGGCAAGAGCCCGGATCACTGTCTCTATCGACCGGCGCTCGTCTGTTTCCAGGTCAGGATCCAGAAGAAAATTCAAATGGTCGATCAGGAAGAACCGCACCCCAAGGCGCCTTTTTGCATATCGGATCGCCTCAAACATCTTCGGGGCCGGGATGTGGCCGTAGTGATCTAAAATGTAGAGCGGCAGCCTCCCCAGAATACCAAGCGCATCTGCGCGCTCTTCTCGGGTCACCCTGGTGAAGTCTCTCCCCACCTGCACCCGCAGCAGTTTTTGCACGGTGCCGATGGGCTGCTGCTCAAAGGAGGTGATCATGCATCCATAATTTTCGCGTGCCTGTGTCAGCAGAGCCCATGTTGCGAAGGTGGTTTTGCCCTGCCCGGTTTCCCCTGTGATGATCTCCACCCCCGGCCTCCACCCTCCCAAGAGCGTGTCCAGGTTTTTAGACCCGGTGGGAGCTCCCCGCAGCGCATCGGGGTTATCAATGAGTTGCTCGATCTCCAGTTGGAAATCGTCTGCCCGGCGGAAAGACATCCCGTGGAGCGGTACGGCTTGCTCCAGACACCGCTGGATCGTCGCTACCGGGATCTTCTGTGCGATGCACTCGGCAGCGTCTTTGCAGGGCAGGGTGGCTCTGGAGCATTTGTCTGCCCCGATCTTCTCGGCAAAGGCTTTCCAGCCCTCCTCCCCTACCGCATCGGTATCGTAAAGCCCGATGATGTTGGGATAGGGCTCCAACAAATCCAACCATTCATCCTTGAATGTTTTGGCACCCGCTGTGCCGGAGACGATATTCTGCGTGTACCCGTAGGAGTGCAGTGCGATCACGTCAAGCTCCCCCTCGGTCACCAGGACGGGGACATCAGTATCCCCCAACAGATGGGCACCGAAAAGGGGCAATGGGCGCCCGACACATACCCGGTACTCCTTACACTTTGAGCAGCCTGTGACCGACTGGCAATGCTCGCAGGTGCCGACCTTCGGGATGGACCGAAAGCGGATGTTGACCACCTTCCCAGCCTTATCCATAAGCGGAATGGTGAGGTACAACCGGCCAGCCTGTGAGTAGACCGGCTGGTTATCCATAAGATATACCCCGATCTTGAACGCCTGACAGGACTCTACAGAAAGCCCACGGGCTTCCAGGTAGGCACCGGCATCAGAAGCCTCTTTTGTATTTGAGTTGAACAGGAAAGACGTGCATTCTTCCGCCAGCGTTGGCGTGAATTGGAATCTGCCACCAGATGCAGGCGCTTCCTGTGGCTCTTCCTCTTTTGGGGGAGAGTTTTGAGGAGAGCGGGCGCGCTCGGGAGCTTCCGGGCTACCCAGGAGCGAGCCTACCGACATGGCCGGAGCGCGCCATCCGCGCCCCTTACTGCCCGCCGTCCGCTGCCTCGGCTGGTCCTGCACCTCTACGATCAGGCGCCGGTCCACAGCCCACTTGTGGAGCTCTCCCCAATCAGCAGACTGCATCTGCGAGGAGTTTTTGCTGTAGAGCTGAAGGCACAGAAGCTCTACAACGTCGCCCTTGGCCTGGCAGGCATGGCACTGCCAGCCCTTGCGATCCCGGTTCACGCCGCACGGGGGGCGTGGGTCCGTTCCACTGCGCCGCTCTGCCTTGCAGGATGGGCACGGCCCGAAGGTATTGAGCACCCGCCCGGCTTCCAGACCGAGCTGCGTTGTGGCCACGTCCAGAACGGAATTCTGCTTCAGGTCGGTAAACCACTCCATCAGCGCCTACCACGGGTGGAAATTCTCACCGGCTGCGTCGCCACGGGTGGAGGGGGATTCGGCCGGGCCGGGGGCTTGGGTGCAGGTGCAGCAGCAGGTGGTGGATGCCCGTGGAAGACTCCCTGCCATCCCAGGTTCACATCGGGGACATCGGCAATAGAAGCGTCTTCTGTAAACTCCCCATTTACAAGAGCACCACCAGCCTTCCAGGCCAGCGCATTTTCCACCCGCTTCGCGATCTTCTGCGGGCGAAGCAGGTTCATGGACAAGTCCAGGTATTCGGTGCCCTGTTGATTCTCCCCCCGCCAGAAGCGGGCTTCGTTGGTATCGGCGAGGTGGGCATAGTCCCCCACCACCAAGGCAAGCTGGTCTGCGCTGAAGCCATCCGCCAGCCGGGCGCGGATCACTTTTTTTCTGGCTTCGGTGAGGATCACCGCGTTGGGAGAGGGGCGGTGCTTCTTCCAGGCATCAAAGATTTTTTGAATCTCTACGCTTTGCTCTTCTCTTTTTTCGGTCGGCATCTCGTTGCTCCCAGAGCCGAAGGTGGCCATACTCGGCTACCCCGGCGGCATCGGTGACATGATCCAGTGACTCGATAGTAGCCCCCTGGGAGGCTGCCATGCGCTCTAAAAGGGCGGCCATGCCGGGAATGCGGATCGGCATCTTCGCCAGCGATGCAGCCTTCGCAGCGTCGCGCTTGGTCGCTATCGGCAGATTCAGTAGCGATCTACGCCACTCTTCCGCCTTCACCATGACGATCTCCCCGTGGATGTGTTCCTCTATCGGCCCTGCAAGGGTGCCGGTCTGCACCGCTACGGTGATCCCGACAGCGGGGTTCACCCTGGAAATGTAGGGAGCCTCCACAGCCAGCCCGAATCTGGGGATATTGTGGGCAGCCAGAACGGTTTGGATGCAGAGCCCTACCCGGTGAAGGGTGGGGACAATGACCTTTCTGGATTCTCCATTCACATGCAGAGCGTAAATCTCAAAAAGGACGGCCCCGTAGCTGGTACGGGGCCGCCATGACCACAGAAGCACCGGCTTGGCATCAGGGGAGAGCAGGAGACACGCGCCGCGCTGCCCCGGATCCAGGCCTAGCCAGTGCATCAGAAGGGGATGTCGTCGTTGTTGGCAGGGCCACCGGCGGCACGCGATTCAGCTACCTGTCGCGCGCCACCACCCGCCCCGCTGGATGCGCGCGCTTCACCGGGCGCCTTGCGGGGGTTCTTCTTCCGCCACTCCGTGTAGACCTCCCATCCGGTGAAGCCCTGCTCCATGATGGGCTGCCACTCATCTTCCTTGTCCACCCCCTTGTACCGGTTGAAGAAGGCGATCTTGTAAGACACCCCGGCGGTACCGTCGTTTTTCGTGTAGGGTTCCGCCTTGACCACGCCGATCAGGGCATTCGCCCGATCCCCAGGGAAGATCAACTCAAGGCTCTCGTCACTGTCCGCATCAAAGGGCTCTTCCCAGCCATTCGCCAGAGCGAGATCGGCCAGAGCTCCAAGCGCACGCTCAGTGAGCCAGAAGTCCACATCGATCACCGCACCGGCGCGCGGTCCCTCCAGAACGATGAACCGGATCATCAGACCGGGGGTACCTTTGGAGGCAGACAAAAAACGCTCCCAGCCGATCACGCCGAAGAGGAATTTTCCCTCTTCCTTGAGCCGATCCGTGGTGTTCTCGTTGTCCCAACCTTTTTCTTTGCGCTCCTGTTGACGAGCGCGAGGATCTACGACGGCCATGGCAATTCTCCTATGATTTTCCATTCTTCAGAAAGCGTGGCAGTCATACCTGCCACACCAGATAGTAGCCCGCGGTGGGCAGAGATCAGTAGTCGTATCCAGTTTCTTCAGTGGCAGCGGTCGCGGGTGCCGCACCGGCTGCGGGGGTGCTGTTGATCGACCGGCTCCTACTGGACATGGCCCCCGGTGGCCGAAGCGAAGATGCGGCAGTCCCCTTCTCCTCCTGTGCCAGAATGCGGAACCAAAGACGGATATCCGCCTGGACGATCCCGGTGAGCCCACCGTAGGACTTCGTGATGTACTTCGCGTCGGAGTCCAGCATGATCGCGCGCTGCATCCCGGAAGGCGTCATCTGCTTGTAGATGTAGCCGACGATGTGGAAGTAGGCGGGGATCGCCGTCTTCATGCCACCGGCCAGCTTCGGCACGATGATCCGTTTCCCGGTTTCCTCATCCACCTCGGAATCAGGCAGAGCCAGACAGATGATATTGTAGGGCAAGGAGCGCAGCGTCCGCATGAAGTTGCGGAGATTGACGCTCAAAGTTCCCCAATCCTGCTTCGTCATTTCGGGAGCCGGGCCTTTCTTGACCTCGGATCCATCGGGCGCCTTCGGCTGTGCAGGCATTGCCTCCTTCTTCTTGGCGATGATCTCATCCATCATCAACTGCTGCAACTCGGTCAGCGAGTCGATCACGATGGTCTTTACCCAGGAAGGAAGCTTCCCCTTCGCAGCAGCCTGGAAGAAGGCCCGGACTTCGCCGAAGTTCCGGCACCGGGGATGCCCGGAATCCCCCACGCTCCCAACGATCTTGGCTTTCGGGTTGGCCGCATGGATCGTCGCGAAGCCCTGGGGTTCAACCAGGACTACAATCGCGCCGTCTGCCTGGGAGCCGAAGTGCGTTTTCCCGGCGCCGGAATCCCCATAGACCAGGATCAGGAAGTGGAGATCCGAGACAAGCACATCCCCGGCATTAGTGAAACACAATCCGGGGATGTTCAATCCGTCCCCATCTGCGGAGACATTTCCCGCCACGGGAGCAGCCTCCCCGGTGGGCTGCGATGGGGGCGTAGCGGGGGCAGGAGCGGGAGCGGCAGCAGCCCGGCCACGTCGGGAGGCGGGAGGGGCATCGCCGGAAGGGGTGGCCTTGGCGGCTACAGGCGGTGGGGCTGCCGCTTCTTCACCACCACCGACCTTGGACTCACCTTCGGATGGAAGTGCAGCAGCGGGCTTCTCAGCGCCTTCGGCGATGGGCTGCTCAGCACCCTCCGCCGTACCAGTGGCCTCCGGATCCGGAGATACCGGTGCAGGAGCCGGGGCAGATCCGGCTACAGGTGCGGAAACATTCGGGGGGCGGCCCCGGCGGCGGGGAGTCTGCTCATCGGGCGGAGCAGCGGGAGCCGGAGAAGAAGAAGGGCTTGCAGTAGGCATAAATACTCCAGAATTACCAGTCGGTATCGGGGATCAGGGAGGGCGGCTGTGCATGGGGCAGCGGGAGCTCGCCAGCTTCGCCATCAGTCCAGGATTGACCCGGAAGCCGCTGGAAAGCGGATCGCGGTTCCTCCCCGTCCTGAGCGCAAACCTGTGTGTACCCACAGCTACCACCGGGCGACAGGCAGACCGGCGTGCGCGGGAAGCTCATGTCGATCTGCACATTCATAGTAGCCATTGCCCCGGCTTTTCTCAGCAAATTCATCTTTGCGGCCTTCGCGAAAATCTCCGCAGAGTACCGCTCCCAATGGTCCTTTCCGATCTTCTGCCACGGGCGCATGTAAAGACCAGGATCCACATGCTGTTCACAGAAACTCAGGTACTCGGCATAGGGGGCCTCATCCAGCCCCGCCTTTTCCAGAGCCCACCGGAACCGCCAGGAAGGCACCCCGGCATTCTGCGCTACGGAAAATCCACCATGCCCCGGTGTAATTCCCAAGGCATCCTGGTACTCCTGCGAGGTCTTCGCCTTGATGGTCAGGCCCTGCTGAGCGGCCATCTCCTTCAGCTTCTCCATGCTGGGAGGCTTCCAGGTCAGCTCTTTGGGGTCCGCTTGGTACTTGGAATGAGCCACATCGTACATGAAGCCCCCGATCCCCTTCAGGCCGAAGTGCTCTAAATGTGGCTCCAGAAGCCAGCAATAGCCGGGCAGTTGCGGATCCACTTCCATCCCATTCTGATAGCGGGTCGGCTGCGAAGATGCCTTCGCATCCACTACCCAGGCCATCGCATCCCGACGGGTGGCGGTGAGCAGATCCAGCTTCCCCACCTGGAACCAGGGCCAATTCACCTTCCGCGTCTCCACATCCCCACGCGCGGCACGTTCAACCGCTCCGGCCCTGGCAAGGATCCACTCTCCCCCTGCACTTTCCAGAAGCATCTGCCCCCGGAAGGGCTTTCCGGTGACCGGGTGAACGATGGCCCTGGCCAAAGACACCTGCGTCCCGATCACGCGGGAACCCTGAAGCGGGCCACCCTCGTAGCGGTGGATGTAGCCTTCCGCCACCCGGCACAGAGTATCGTGGATCTCATTCCACTCTTCCTGGCTCATGGTGGGGTTGTGCGTCGCATCGCCGTAAAGAGCGGTGGAAAAAATCTCCATCGCCTCTTTGATGATCGGGTCGCCACTGCCGTGGCAGACAGCGCACTCCTGCCCACCCACCTCCCCGCTCCCAGAGCACCAGACGCACCGGGAAAGCCCAGCCATCGGGTAGGGGGCATCTTTCGCCCCCCACCACTGGTAGATTTCCTCCACCACCACATCCCAGGCGTTGCCGAAGTCCATCCGGGCGGTGCCCCGATGCTTCAACTGCTCCACCTGGGAGAAGTAAAACATCCGGTCACAGGCGAGCTTTGACGCATCGCTGTTGGAAAAGACGATGTACTTCCCGTCTTTGGGGAGCCCCAATACTTCATCATAGCGGGCGATACGGGTTCTCATGTTTCGGGATCCTCAAGCTTTTCGGCCGGGTGTTGAATGACGGTGATTTTGTAGCCGATGGCCTGCCGCTCTCCACAGGGGAGCGATTTCGCCAGGGTCTTCAGGATGTCTTCGGCCTTCCCCTCGTAGACCACGGTGCGGATGATCCGCACATTTCCCTTCAGGCTCTCCTTGTATGCCTCGATCTGCTTCAGGGATTCCTCATAATAGGGATCTGCCCCTTTGAATTTCTCTTCAAACATCTTGACC